TGTAAATTTCCAACAATGCGAACTGTTTTTTGTCTTTTGACTCGGTTTAAAAGAAGTGTAAATTATGATGCAGAAGTAAAAAGGGCTTGAGAAGAAGCTTTGAGTTTTTCAAAATGTAGTCTTTCGAGATTTATAATAACCTGAAGGATTAAAATGATAGTTTTTCAAAATGTTCTTTCAATATAGTCACATAATTTGAAGATGGTTCATACATCTTTTCAAGCCACTTATTCTCTATCACTGACACAGCCGCCCAACATTTCTTTTGATATATCATAGCATTTTGAGACCAATCCCATGGTTTATCTGGATTGTCTTTCACAATGTCCCATGTGATGCCTGAATTTCTAGACAAGCATTCCCAATCCCATGGATTGTCGTCTTTCACAATGTCTATGATGATGTTTGGATTTCTGGACAACCATCTCCAATTCCACGGGATTGTCTTTCACAATGTCTATGGTGATGTTTGGATTTCTGGACAACCACCAATAATTCCATGGGATTGTCTTTCACAATGTTCATGGGGTTTGGGTGGTTACAACCGCTTCCATTCCCTTTCAATTTTTTGTTCAATCATCAGCGATTTCAACTCAAGAAGTAATATCGAACACATAGAAATTTAAGTTTTAATGTCAGGCATCGCGATGCAAGAAACTTATAAAAATTTCTTGTTGGTTATTATTCGTATCCATCCATATGGTAGACGAGGATGGTTGTTGAGACGTTAGAAAGTTGGTGTAAATTTCCAACCAAGTTTGTTAAATAAATTTCTACATATCGTGTCATGAAAAAGTTTACGATCAATTGTTTTGAGAATTGTAAAATCTTCAATTTTACATGGATGGTTGTGTCTTCGTAGTAATTGAAATAAAAGATATTGTACGTTCATAAAATTTTTTCTATCTAATTCTTCTTCTTTATCTTTACCATGTAATTCATCATAAAGAGATACCAATTCTTTAAAATCTTCAATTAATTGTTCTTCTAAATGCGAAATATCATCAACTCTTTTATTAGTGAGCGTGAAATATATTAAATTTACATTTTCATAATGCTTTGTATACTTTAATTCTTTTAAAAATATCATAATATGGTTTCTGGTTATTTTAGAATACCGTATGAGACGATCTTCTCTATAACCTAGTTGTTCATTTTTTTTTTCGTCATGTTCTTGAAATGGGTTTGTGTTTATAATTAATCTGTAAGCTTGAAATTTTTGGTCTAGATCAATATATAATTGATCAGGAATTTTACAGTTTTGTTTTCCTTGATATTGTTTAATACAGTCTTGAAAATGAAGAATTCGATTGTAAATAAATTTTCCAACAATATTAACTCTCGAATAATCTTTATGTGTTATACCAGTTTCAATTGAAGATTGTTGAGTTGAGCAGTCGAGACATGTACGTCTGTTGAATTCATCGACTTCAAATTTATTATTATCATTATTTTCACAAGTTGGACAATAAAATTCTAAAGAAATTGGATCATTTAATTTTGGAGATTTGAATGGTAGTGATATATCCCATTTTTTCGTTTTCACTAGATGATTCACTATATTAAGATATTTAATTAAAATTTCATGTTTTCTTCGTAAAATAGGTAAATTATTCTCTTTTTTATGAGATATAGGATTTTTTAAAATTTGAGCATATTCTTCAATGAGTAAACAAGTTTTAGCAAGATATAGTTCTTTAATTGACTTTTCTTCAATAATTTTTTGTTGAATGCAAATTAAATTATCACGAACAGAATTACTCATATTTTTTTCATTCAATAATTTTTCAATTAAATGAAGTCGATATTCATTTTCTTTTTCATCCTGTTCAAATTTTTGAAGTATAATTATATTTATTGATAAAATATTAATCGACATATTTTCATTTTAAGCTCTTGTTGTTTAACTCTTTATTAACGTAATTTTAACTTACATTGTCTTCTCAAACATTCAATTAAAGTTAATTAAAGTTAATTTTGATCATATAAAATGATTTTTTATTGAGAAATTTTTCAATAAAAAATGAAAAAATGGAAAGCTATTTAAATAAACTGGCAAGTGATCAAATAAACAGTGATGATAATTTTGTCAAGTTTTTAAATATGTATATAAATACCAAAGAAACTTTAATTAAACTGATAGATGCTCTGAGATTAAAATTAAAATTAGAAAATATTGATGAATATTTTGAAAAAATGAAATTTTATTTCGAATCGTATCAAATTAAACGATCCGACGTTCTGAAAACATCTCACGTATTTTGCAATTGCGGTATTTATACCGAAGCACCTTTGTGCTACTGGGTTCAAAAAAATCCAGAATTATTTGAAACCGATGTTTCCTTCTTTTATAGTTTGTTTTCATTCATCGATAGATCTGGAATAAATATTGATAACGACGTTTCAAGTTATCCAATTGATAAAATATATCAATACGACGAAATTTTAGATTACAAACAAACAGATGATGAAAAATTAAAATTACTCAACACAGTTGTTACAAATTATAATTATTTATTAGACGAAGAAGTGATTAATGGTTGTTTGTAATGGTATTTAGCGGAATTATGTATGTAATTCATTAAGTTTTTTAATTCATTTATTTATTTTATCACACTTGATGTGTGTTAAAATTTAAAAATTCCCAGTAAATACTGTCTTTATTTGAATACGCAGTCTTTAATGACTTTTGCCTTACCCTTCGGGCTAAAAAATCAATTTTTTGTGAGAAAAGCAAAAATGTAATAGAGAGTATAATATAATATACTAATACACAATATAAGAGAGTATAAAAAAAGTTGAAAATGTGAAGAAAGAATTTAAGAAAGTAAAAATAATTAGAAAACAATGAGTGCAAAATATTTTCACGACGATGAAATAAAAAAATCTCCAATAGCTGTGTCAAAAGAGTTTATTCAAAATCAAATTAAAAAAAAACCAGATGTCGATCAAAACAATGACGTTTCTTTGTTTTGCGCTGATTATGATAACGAAATTCATGGCGCAGCCCAGGCCGAACATCCAAGTAACACAAAAGGATACGTTTTCCATGGCGATAAACTTTTTTTTCAAGGATTTCCTTACTCAACAGAACTAAATTTAAACTCATTTGATGAATCACAAATTGATTTGAAAAATTATAGAATTTTTGAATCACATGAAGGAACATTAATTAGAGTGTTCAATATAAACAACATTTGGTACACATCAACAAATCGCAAACTAGATGCATTAAAAAGTAAATGGGCGGCGAAACACACCACATTTGGTCAACGTTTTGTCGCGGCAATTCGCGATCTTGTTGATGAAAACGAAGTTGATGAAAACTCAGAAGAAGAAACTGAAGAAGATTTTTCGAAAACAACAACATCAGGAGTTTCAGCTGCGCAAAAAAAATATGAAGAGCGAGTTAAAGAACAAAATTCAAAAGACAGTGCTTTTCTTACAAAAATCTATGAAAAAAATTTAGACCCTCTCAAAAAATATATGTTCATCTTAAAACCATCCGAAGAAGAAAGAATTGTTTGTCTAGCTGAACCAAGACCAACTATTTATCACGTTGGAACATTTGATAAAGACAACATGATTTCATTTGATGAGGAAGTAATTCTCAACGGCACAAAAATTGAAACACCTAAAGAAAAATTTTTCAAAGATTGGCATGAATTGAAAAAATCAATTGATAGCATTAACATAAAATATCATCAAGGATATATTTTAATTCAAAAAGGAAAAGAATTTGATAAACATTACAAGATAATAAACGATAAATATCGTTACTTATTTTCTGTTAGGGGTAATGTTCCAAGTCTGAGATTTAGATATTTACAGTTGCGAAAATATGGTGGTGGTGCTCCAGTGAACAAAGAAATGTACGAATCATTTTTGAATTTATACAACTATCACAATGAAGCAATGGCAATTGAAAAAGAAATTTATGAGCTGAGTAAAGATCTTCATCAAAAATATTTACTTATTTATGTCGAAAAAAAAAGAAATTCAGACCTCTCCGATGCCGAAAATGATGTTTTACAAAACATTATTCACAAATCATATTTGGATACTAGATCAAAAACAACTATTAGTAAGATTAACGATTTACTAACATTAAATAAGCCTAGTAAAATTAATAAATTACTTCAAGAAAAACTTCAAGAAAAACGCAAAAAAAATCTATTAATTTAAATTTAATTATACTTTTGTAATATAATCTATTAAATTTAATTTACTATTTAATTTACTTTTGTAATATAGTTTTAATTCGTAACCTGTAAGAGGTTACGAATTATAAGAAATGAGTCAAATGGCAGTAAGATTTTGACTGAAATTTTCATATTATAAATAAAATGCCAATTATTTTAAAGAATGAAAACACGAATAAAAAAATAATAATTGCTCCTCGCAATTCTGATATCGATTTTGAAAAAGTACCGCCAATTAAATTATCCAGTGACGATTTGAAATTTCTGTCAATGTTTGGGGATAAAATTGAAAATCCTAAAATGATGGAACAATTTAGTTGGTGTATTCCTTTAAAAACAGATTCACCTGAAATTCTTAGAAAGAAAAGACTTATATCTCCACCTAAATCTCAAGGCTTTTGCGGAAACTGCTGGGCTGTTGCCATATCAACTACACTTAGTGATTGTTATGTTGTATATGGATTAATCAACTGGGCTCCTTCTATATCTGCTACATATTTATTATCATGTGTATCACAATCATTTGCTAAAGAAGCAGAAAAACAAGACGAAAGAAAAAAAAATGCTAAAATTAAAGAACTTGAAGAACAACTTAAAAAAAAAGAAACCGTTACGGCGATGTATGAGGAGGGATCATCTACAGAAGTACCAGGTGCTGAAATTTTTTATTTTGATAATCGACAATGTTTAGGTGTTAATATTGCAGACGTTATTTTATATTTGGGATATACACAGACACCTCTATTAGATACTTCTTGTATTGATTATTCTTGGTGTAATAAAGAATGGTGCAACAATCCAAATATTGAAGAGATTTTAAAAGATGATTACGAAACACACATGAGACTTCTTAATAAACTTATTCCAGTTTGTGGTTGTTATGATAATAAAAGTTCAAAATTAATGTATAGAGTGGATAAAAACCCTCAACGTTTGAGTATGTCATATGGAGATGTGTCAGAAACTATATTTCGAGATATATTGAAAGCTCATATTTTGTCATATGGACCAGCAATAGCAGGATTTATTATATTAAGTGATTTTACTGATGGTAATTTTACATCATTTAATGGCGGTATATATTTTGACAAAGCAAATTATTCAATTTACGATCCAGCCATATCAACTAAACTTACATTTATTGACGACTCAACTAAAAAAAAAGTAGAAGGATTTCACGCAGCTTCTATCGTAGGATGGGGAATTGAACCAAATGTTCAATATGATAATGACAAAGTCGGCCCAGTTCCTTATTGGCACATCAGAAATTCATGGGGAACTGATTGGGGTAATAAAGGATTTTTTAAACTTGCAATGTATCCTTTTAATAAAATTGTTCAAATTGAAATGGCAACATTTGTTTCATTGAGCAATGATACGATAAAAGGTAATCTTGGTACAACTCTTTTGATAAAGGCAACAAGTGTTCCAGAATCTAAAAGAGTAGATACTCCTGAGTTATTATCGTCTAATATAATTTATAGAGAATGTCCTGCTTCATATTATTCTGCTAAGCCTGATCAAATAAAGAAAATTCATCAAAATCAAAATAGATCTAATTTTCCACCACCATACCCTATGTCATCACAATGTTCATTTAAAATATAAGCGAAGGAAAACCAAGATTTAAAAGTTTTTCAAAATGTTCTTTCAATATAGTCTTTCTAGATTTATAACCTGAAAGGGTTATAAATTTATCGTCCTCCTATAAAGATTAAA